TGCTCCAATACCTGCTACTATAATTCCCATTCCTACGGCGCCTTTAGCAGCTGCCCCAGGTCTTTGGCCAAATAATCCACCAACTACTAACATACCAGATATTGTTGCAAGAGCTGTGGTGTTTGCACCTAAATATCCAAATGCATCAGTCATATTCTGGACTAGAGTTACGAGCCTTGAGCCATCAGCATTCATCCAGGTTAAACCTTTATCTGTTGCTCCAAGAGCTAAGAAGAATGCAGCAATTCCTCCTCCTATGGCTCCTATTCCTATTCCTGCTTTAAGACCTTTATTCCCTGGGAATAATGCTAATATAGAAGCACTACCCATAATAGAACCTAAAGCAATTAGAGCTCCTTGGTCTAAAGCACCAACAGCTTCACTGAAATTTCTAAACGCTGGAGTTAGACCAGAATAATCTGAATCCATCCAGGATAAACCTTTTTCGGTTGCACCTAATGCTAGGAAGAAAGTAGCAAGACCTAACCCGATAGAACCTACTCCCATTCCAGCTCTTTTTCCTCCAAAAACACCAGCAGCAAGTATTGCACCCATTGCTGCAAGACCTGTTGTTCCCATTGCTTCTAGGCCTTCGCCGAGATTAATTAATACTTTTTTTAGGCCTTTACCTTCAATTTTAAATTCAGTCGCGATTTTATCAGCAGCTAGAAAAGAACCTAGAAGAAGAGCTATTCCTCCTCCTATTCCTAGCATACCCGCACCGATTGATTTTGCTGCAAACCCGAGGCCTGCAATCCCAATACCTACTCCTGCGGTGCTTACTGTGCTACCACTGCTGGATCCAGAACCCATAGCTTTAGCTATTTCTGATGGTTGATTCTTAAGAACTTCTAATATCTCATCGAATACGGTCTTCGATTCTCTTGCTTCTTCTTTGGCATTTGCCTTTGTGACTGACGAAATCTCAGCTTCATCTTCTGAACGATCAACATTAATTCCCATCGATTTTGTCATAGCTTGTAAATTATCTAAGCTATCTTTTTGTAACTGTCCAATATTTTGGAGAGCTATACCTAGGTCATTAGAGCTCTTATTGCTTTGATCAAACGTTGATTGTGCTACAAGAGTTGCTTTTATGTCAGCTAATAATTCTTTTTGGGTTACACCAGTAGCTTTAGCTCCTGGCTCACCTTTACCACGTTGTTTATTAGCGTCAGTCTTATCGTCATCCATTTTTTTTATTTCCTAACTTGGATTATTGTCGCCATGCTCTTTTGCTGCACTGTTAACATACAGTCCAAACCAAGCCGCACCCGCGCCTACGAGTATAGATATTAATCCTGATTGCTCTATAGATGGTTCTGGTAAATCCATGAACCAAAAAGTAGCAAAATATAGTAAGTACACATATACTCCTAAGAATAACCTAGGGATTAATCTCCAGGCATCAATCATTTTAGCAAAGAATATATATTTTTGCCAGGGGTTTTTAGTATCATCATGTGTAAGGGAAAAGATCTGTTGTTTAAGCTCACCTATTTCAGTGACCATCGCCATAAACTTTTTAAGATCTATTTCAACTTCGTTCCTAGACATATCGCCTTGGAATTTATCTTGATCTGCCATTTTTATTTCCTCTGTTTATTTCTTTCTTGTTCAAGTTCTTCAAGATGTTCTTTTAACAATCCGACATAAACCTCTCTTTCCCAGGGCATCATACCTTCAAGTTCTGTTAAACTATAATTGTGATGTTGCATCATCGCAAAATTAGTTTGATAATGATTTATGATACTCTCATGAGAGAGGCCTAGGTAAAAAAACTGGCCAGTCCCCTCAATAAGGTTTCATTCTTAAAACCACATTTTGAACACGTATATGCCAATGTATGTTCTAACGCTGGCATTGTTCTAAAGAAGCTACTAATTTTCTGAAACTGTTCGGATGTTAAGCTTTCTATAAAGTCTTTAACTTCTTCACTACTTTCTTTCTTTGCATCATATATATTTTCTGTATCAAATATTGTTGCGACACAACCAATGATAAGATCCATTAAGCCTGAAACAGATTCTAGATTACTAACATCCATTTTGCTTAATAGTTCAGCGGTTGGGTACATCATTGTTACACCAACACTATCAGTAAGTCTAATAATTTTATCATCTGGGTTATAATCTGTTAATTTAACCTCAGAAGTTTTTAAACCTACCTGGTTCTCTTCTTCACATTCTTCAGCTTGGCATTTACTAGTTAAAGTTATTTCATCTCCAACTGAGATTCCTCTCAATTCTAAAAATAGCTTTTCTATATCAAATGAAGCTAATGTTTCAATATTTAAATCACCTTCTATACAAGATGTAATTAAATTTCTAATAGCTAATGTTATTTGTTCTGAATCCTGAGATTCTAACGCTAACAATAGCACCTTTTCTTCCTTAACTAAATAAGGACGCATTATGTATTCCTCTCCCGACGACGGTATTGTCACCGGATAACGAGGTACATCAATTCTTGGTAAAGTCATAATTTTATTTCTCCAATATTATGATAATAAATTCCCAATCGCTCTTAGTCCACCACCAAGAGTTGAAGTTAACGCATCTTCTGCAATCCAATAATCGTAATTCCATTGGACGGTTAACTCGTGGGTATTGTTCTCTGAACTATTGTCCAGAGCTAAACCACCTAAAGTAGTAGGAAAAGCATTAACTAATCTTACTCCATAGACAGGTTTATTCTCTTTATTTAACTGTTGTATAGTTACATCAGTTATATAATCTTTTTTATAACCAACAACGTAATTTTTTGCATTGAATATTTGATCAATCCAATTATCAAACATTGTCTTAATGTACATATCAGATGTTACTAAAAAAACCATATTGATTTCTTCGTCGGCTATATTGTTAGGTATTTTCATACCTTGTACATCACCTTGATATTCTCCTGTTCCTATTTGCCTGCTCGGTAAAGAGGTTGATTTGCAAAGAAGAGATATATCTCGGGGATCGTTTATTAAATTTTTGAGTGAGAATGACCCACTCGCTAAGTTTCCTATTAAGTTTGTAGGATTTAAATTAAGTAAAGACATTTTAGGTGGAGTAAAGATTACATTGAATCTATTACCATGTGCTAATCCACCGTGATTACTAATTGTTGATTTTAAAGTGTCGATTGAACTTGCCATTTATTATTTACCGCTTAATTGTTTTCTAGAGTATCTCCAAACGGTATCTCTAGAAACTTTCTTGAAGTTATCAACTGGTAAGAATACTGCAATTTCCCATTCGGTCATTGGCACTCTCATAATTTTAGATTTTACATGATCTACTAGATAATGTTTAAAGCAAGGTTTAAATTCTTTATAGGTTGCTGCTTTTTTTAGTAACGAATATCTTAATTTTAATAACCTAGATGTATCCTTCATTTTACCTGGAGCTAATCCCATTAATTGATCCAAAAATTCTGCTCTTACTACTGGTGAAAGATAATGGAGATTTAATCCATGAAATCCACCTTTGGCAGGTTGAACCATAATAGTTAACGGAAATGTATCATAATAGGGTAATGTTGCTTTGTGTTTTGGATCATACACATACATACACATATCACCAATCATTGGCTTAGTTCTTACATCAAGAATAGGATCTTTCATTACTGCGTTTCTATTAACAGTTCCTAATTCTTTAACAGCTTTACGAAACCAATTCCTAGCCTTATCGGATCTAGGTACTATATTAGCCCTATAAGCATTTGCCTGTAATGTATCGAATAAACTTGCCATATATCTATTTATAATGCAGACTTAAGTAGTTTGATACCTAAATTCTTTAAAGTATCCTCTGTCCAGATCTGGAATTTCCAACCTTTATGCTCAGCAAACTTATTAGCTGATTCCCATTTGTCTTGGTTTTTAACATAGGTTACCACTTCATTAATATATCTTTTTGTTTTTCTTTTTGGTTTTACCGGGGGTTTTGTTTGTATTTTGGGTTTAATTTCTATAAGATATACTTCACCATTAGTCATTTCAACTAATAGATCTACAAAATATCGATGCATTTTATTGTCGTGTCTAGAAAGATAAGGAACAACAACTTCTTCTGAGTTCCATGCTTTCACCTTTGGATTACCTTCACACCACTTAAAGCATTGTCTTTCCCATAAAGATCTATATACGACCTTTGTATAATCCCCTAAATATTTTTCAGGTTTAGTAATTTTAAATCTACCCTTGTAACTCATATAAATACTCTTATAGTTAAATTAATATTCTATTCTATTTATATAGATTATAAAGGTAAGAATCAATGTCAGAAGTAACAACAGAAGAAGAAGCAATAGTAACAACACCAAAGACAAACGAGCCATTCACGTATAGGTATCCTGAAAACT